CCTACAGCGTGAACACCTCCGTCTGAAGTTTTAGCAAAGCCCATTGCGCCTTCTGAAACACCTTCAGCATAATTTTTCTTTTGCCGCTCCATGTGCTCAGCAAGACCAAATCTACCATTTGGATCTAGAAAATCTGTTACACTATCACCGCCGTTGTAAGGGTCAGATCCACCACTACCACCAGAGCCAGCTTCTGCACCAGAGCCACCACCCATATCAGGAACTGTGTTTGCGTATCCAATATCTGAGACGTTGCCAGCGTTTATACCAGTAGTTCCGGTAAATGGGTTAATAAAGAAACTATCGATGTAAGATGATTGGGCAGGGCGATCCTCTCTAAATTCTCCGGTGATTGCATCGAAAACAGGCTTAGCACTGTAACCAGTTACTCCACCATAATTTGAAGGAGACGGCATTCCGCCAGTTATAGCCGCGCCAGTAGGAGCATTTAAGCCAAAGGCGTTTGCCTGGTTAGCAGTATTCAAAAAGCTGGAATTTTGCATAGGCGAAAAGGCAGCCACAGTTGGCCCGTAACTCATTGGGACAGCGCCGATCCTGCTTATTCGGTCAGCCTGGTTGAGGTTGCGCCTTGCAGCGTCCTCTAACCAGTACGGAATTTCTGTCGTGCTTGTTGAGGTTGATCCGCCTTTACCCATTCTTAAATCTCCTTAACATACGACGAATGCATAGGTTTCCATCCATGTTTGCTTAACGGTTTTTTCCATCCAAAACGGCCCGTCATGTTCAATGCCGTACAGCCCTGGTCTTTTGCCCAGAGTATCACATCGTCATGCATACTTAAAATTTCCGTGAGATCTCCGCCTCCAAGAAAAATATTTAAACATTTCATTTTTGGATAATTTATAATTTCAGTGACCAAACAACTTTTTTCAGCCGGCCATAATTGCATTGTTCCTTTATACAATCCTTCGTAAATATCAATAATGTCATGTGTTCCGCCGGTGTATTTTAGGGCCGCCTCGATGTGAGGCTTGCACCGCTCAAATTCTTTAGTGCCTAGAAAGTTGCTAGAGCTGTTCTTTTCCATATTGCTGTGCTTCCGTCATGGTCTGCCGTGCAGACGTATATGTAATTGGCGTCCCAGGCTATCATTCCTGCCGTATTGCCTGGAGCTCCCGTGCTCGATGTTGGCGTTGCTTGCTTCATTGCAATTTGCCTAAATGCATTTTGAGCTGAAACAACTGGGTAATTTTTTTCTTCGTCCCAAAGAAAAATCCCGTTTTCGCTTGGGTTATCGTCTGCACTTTTAAAAAACAACTTTCCCAGGTTTGTATTTAAAAACAACTGAAGCTGTCTGCCCCATTGTCTTAAATCATTTCCTAATATTGGTGTGCGAACAGGCACTATCTTCGCCCTCCTGGTTCAACGTTCAATCTCATTATTCCCACACGCCAGTCTGTATTTCTGTCACCCTCAACCCGCATTCTTAATTGTCTACCGCTAAACCTTACAGATGTTGGATTGCTTGGATTATAGGCACCGTATGTTCTTTCTGTATCATTAGGGTGAAAACGTGTTTTAAACTTTAAATCTACATCGCCTTGGGTTTTTTCATCGGTTATTACCGATGTTATTTTTGCAATTCGATCCCCATTTTGTAGCGAAATTGGCCCCGTTTCACAAAATATTGATAACCCGTCGTAATTGTGTCCAACCTCGTGATTATGGATAGTTGATGTGCCATTATGAGACGCCATCATTGGATTAGTAAAAACACCTCTACTCACGCCAGCGGTTCTAGATAAATTTCCTACAAGCCAATAATTATCAATAAAATTATAAGCAACATAACGATCTATCTCTAAAGAGTTTGACGATGGATAAAACCACCAAATTTCATTATTTTGTCCATTTACCATGCCCCAAACTTTGGTTTGTTGGTCTTTGTTAAAATCGTTAAAAACATAATCTTGGACATCGCATTTAAGTGTTTGCACAGTGTTACCGTCAAAATGATGGAACTTGCCCTGGCCACACCAAAACGCTCCGCTGTCTGTAGTCACAGCACTTAAACGAGAGATAGTCCCAGTGTTTGTTGCTATTTTTGAAAAGGAGTAAACGTAAGGGGGGCCAATATATTGCGCAATGTGACTATCTGTATCAGTTAATATTAAGGTTGCTCCTCTTGCGCTAAGTCCGGCCATGACTTGCCCTGAAGTAACTAACTCGAAAGACCCAGCCTCATTCGTTGCTGCCGGAACCCAGTCCTGACTATTTTCTTTGTCGCACCAACTCACGCGGCGACTATTAATGTCAGAGCCCAGAGCAAAAATAAATCTTTCCTCAGTAACAACCACTCCTTTATTATTTAGAGGGGCATTCAGTAAAGGCTCAGCAACTGTTTTTTTCATGAGTAAAATATTATCAATATCAAAATTTGGAGTAGTATATGATTGCGGTATTATTTCGATTTTTACAGAAGTATCGTCGGCACCAAATCTGAATATATTTGAACCAACAACTAGAGGTTCATCTACAAGAACAGTCGTGCTTGTTATCCCAGTTACTTTTATTTTTACGTCGGGTACAGTTGATGCGTCTCCATCATCATTTGGATCAATTAAATCCACAGTTACATCATGGCTATCTTGATTGTCAGGGAGTGCTATTAAACCAGCAACGGTTTGTTCTAAAGTTCCGACACCACGCCTAGTCAGTTTATGCGTTGCACCCAAAATTTTTGAAAAACTATGAATTGTTCCAGCACCCAATTCTGTCAGTGCTATGGCTGTTCCACCAGATGTTGCGGCAAGCTGAAACTCAGATGAACTAGCCCCAATAATAAAATATTCTGTTCCGTTAACTAAACCAGAAATATCTGTGCCATTACCGTTTGAATAAGTAACCTTGTCACCGTTGGTAAAAGAATTTGAAACAACAATTTTATTAGTAGCCAAAACCACAACCGAACCGCTACTACCATCTATTGTTACTGATGAGGGTGCAGTTAAATTAATTGCTGGACCGCCTGATGTTGCCGCTAATTTTAAAAAATTATTTGACGAAACAATTGCAAAGTAAGTTGTTCCAGAAGTAAGACCTCCTATTGCAGATTGATCTGCCGGCACAGTGTAGCCAACCTCGTCACCATTCAAAAATCCGTGACTTGGCACTGTGATAGCTTCTGTTCCATAATCTATAGCTGTTACGCTTTCAAATGTGGAAACACTAGATCCCATCGTCGCACCATGCAAAGTGCAATAGTATGAAGCTGGCATTGTTCCAGATGTAGGAACAACTAGCGTTACTGTGGCTCCTGCCGTTCCCTCCGTGCCGCTTGAGGTAACAGAAAAGAAATTTCCAGACGCATCTTTAAAACGCAGCGGATGGTTACTATTGCTTGCATCTGAAACATCTAGGACTATTGTCGTGCCTCGCTCAAATGCTAAGGCAGGGGCAGGGGCACCATTTAGGTGAAACTTATTAACACCATTATCAATTGCCACGGTAACTGTATAAGATAAAGCAGGGGTAACTGTATTATCTGCAAGAAAAGTAGCTATGTTTTCTTTGAATTCAGCTACACCGCCAGCGATTGACCAGCCGACACCCTTAGTCCAGTTTGCATCTACTGCAAAATTCCCATTAGTAACAAGATCAGATCCTTGAGTAGTTGTTAGATCCCATTGCAAAATACGTCCATCGTCTGAGTGCAAGGCAATCAACGTTTCTCCGTAGTTTTGTAGCTGCCAAGTGGTACATTCCTGGGGAATTGAAGAAGTAGATTGAGGTCGGGGCTGCCCATAATATCCAGTACCATAAAAAGAAAAACCATACCCAGTATTTACTGCTGCATTTGTCCTTCCATCGGCCAAATCATCTGGAGTAATATCGTACAAACTTCCAGAACCAAGCATTGCAATTAATTGATTATGAGAACCGCCAGCAAGCCACGCAGTGCCATTATTTGATTGCCATGTGTGCATCCCTCTAACAACATTTTTTGTAAAAGACGCTTTTCTTTGGACCCATCCCTTTATTGGTTGCAAACTGCCGTCAAGCCATCTCACCAACGAGCCGTCTCGCCATCTATTTCCGGCCTCTAAATCGGTTCCATTTTTATAAATACCAGGCGGTAATTTTATGGGCAATAATGACATACATTCAAACCTTTTTAAACATAACCAGACATATCTTCATTTATTACATTTATTTCTATGCTATCTTCACCCTCAGAAACTTCAGTGTCATAATATTTGTTAACCTCTCTCCATTTTGCGTATGAAGTTCGAATTTGCAAAATTTTCTCAACAGCTTCTAGCTCTGAAACATGTGTAAAATTATGACCGTCATGGACTGCAAAAACGTTGTAATATTTTTCGTTTGATCCGCCCAAAGCGTTAATTTCTGCATCACTTAAAGCATCTCCATACTCATATGTTTGAACTGGTTGAATATTAGTTGATGTTGATTTTACAATAGTGTCTTCTGACGTTTCTATTGGTTTGGAATTATCTTCTTGTATAGAAATTAAATGACTATTTATTAATGGTTTTGCACCGCACCAATCAGTCGGATTGTTATCAAGTCGTGTCTTGAAAGCTGTCACTGCTTGCTCAACTTCAGCAACAGTTTCATATCCTTTATGTGCATAATTATATCTTGCCATTATGTTGATCCGTAAATTGATCCATTGTTTGTAACAGTTCGAGCAGTTCCTTTAATAGCTGGACCTCCTAATCCTCCTGGATAATTACCTTGGCCTGTTCCACCTGTCGCGCCCCAGCCTCCGCCGCCGCCAGAAGTATTTGTAACTCCATTGCCAATTCCTTGCCCCGCACCGCTAGAGTTACCGCCTCTTCCCTGAGTTGTTCCGCCATACTGAGCTCCAGTAGAACCTGATCCACCTAGACCTGGCAATTCCATGCCGCCTCCGCCGCCTCCCAATGGGCCTTGTGAAGTAGTCATTGACGCGCCGCCGCCACCAGCTCCTCCTCCCCAACCACCTCGTAATCCGTTGCTAATATTTCTGCCTCTAGATCCATAAGCATTTGTAGATCCTCCATTGCCCCCTGATGCTGAATTTGTTCCGCCAAGATTATTACCTGGCGTACCAGGCGATGATCCTTGGCCGCCATTTCCAGATCCGGCTCCACCTCCGCCTCCACAATTTACGGTACTTGAAGTCCAACCGACACCACCACCGCCGCCCCCACCGGCTATATAGGCCCCAGGTTGATTAACAATTGTCACGCCTGTTGATTGAACATCAATTGCAGGACCAGCCGCAACACCAGTTGGGTGCTGGTAACTTGCTGCAACGTATTGTGATGGTCCAGTTGAATAACTGCCGCCTCCGCCAGTACCTTTACCAACAATTCTTCCTTCGTTTATAATTGTGCAGGGCATATCAATAATAAGAGCTGCCACAAAATATGAATTAGCTTGAACGTAAGTATCTGATCTAATTTTTAGAGTGTCGCCATTTGCAAATCCTGATGAAACAAAATCTGAAACCGTTATGCGTGATGTGTAATAATATCCATTTCCACCAGCGTTAATTGATGGGTTAAATGTCCACAATGTCCCAGATACTGTTGAACTAGCACCATAAAAATCTTGTAACGAAATAGCACCAGAACTAACGTTGGCCAAACTTCTCATGTCAGTATCATTTATAGATACCGTTGATTGGCTTGTAGAGCCTATCTCAACGTGACAATCATTTAAGCTTATTGCGCCAGACGATGGTAAAGCCATTTAACCAGGAACCCCAAAGGCTGTTATATTGCCATTTAAGACCACATTCCCTTGATCATCCATTGATGCTATGTATGATCCATTGTGCATAAAAATTAGTTTTCCGTTTATTTCTTGAATTTGGAAATTGTTGTTAAAACGTAATTTTTCAACGGATATTTCCCTTGCACTTCCATAAACAACAGCCTTGTTAGCTACAGTTAGGTTTGCGGTTGCCCCATCCAAGACATCAAACTCTGACGCTGTAACTCCAGTATTTCGCAAACTTTTGGCATAATTTAAATCATCGCTGGTTCCAGAAAAACCACTTAAACTGTTTAATTCATTTGCGCTTGAAGTGACGACAGTCCCATCTACTTTTGGACTGCTTAAATTTGGCGAAATGGTTCCGGCTGTGCCGTTAACACCGTTTGTTAATCCATCTAATGCGTCATTTATGGTTTGACCCCAGGTGTCAGCACTACCGCCCACCGTCGGCTTAACTATTGTGATCGGCATACTTATCTCCTTTTTTTATATTAATAACACAACATTTTTAGACAGCCTAAGTTATGTGTCAGTCCAGTTTTCGGGGGGCACTACAATTTCTGTATATACTTCGAAAGGAACTGATAATTGTGTGAATGGAAAAAACCCTTTTCCTATTTCCACGGGTAAAGTTGACATGTTTTGTGCCGCCAAATTGTGGATTTGAGACAAATTAGCTGAGCCAATAATAGGCGGATAAAAATATAATTCATAACCTGTAAATTCATAAGTTATACTTGCTGTAGTGCTTTCAACTTGCACTGTTCCAGTTAATATATTTGGAGCAGAAAAATTTTCATTTTCAAACATTGTGGCAAGTGGAAGGTTGAATGGGTTAGCTGTAATATTTAAGCCAACAAAGTCCCAATGTGTGGAAGCTAGTGTTGTGCCCATATCAAGAGCACCCATAATAATATTATTACCAGTTAAGATAAAATCATTAGTAATATCAGTTAAAGAAACAACAGGATTTTGTGCAGTTATGTCTGCACCTATAAGACTTTCAGCTTCAGTAAAAACGGCTTGTTCTATTGAAACATTGCCAGCCTCAATATCATTGGATTGTAAATTATGAAGTTGTGTAATTGCTGTTGTATCTAAAACAGGGTTTTGAGTTGCTATATTGGTTGATGATAAGCTCAAACTTACAACCATAGGTATTACACCCACAGTTACATTTTGCGCTTCAATATTAGACCCCGAAAGAACTAAATTTTCTATTAAAACAGCATTGTCTAAAATAGGAGCTTGAGCCGCTATATCATTTAAAGATAGATCAACATTTCTTATTCCTACAAACCCAAGAGGTTGTGCAGATAATGAATGAAAACCAAGCATTACTCAGGGTTCCAATCTGGGTTTGTTTTTTGCCAGTTAAACATTGGCACTGTAAAACAAGCTAGGGTTTCGTCATATGCATCATATATTGTTTTGTGATCTAATTTTAAAATATAGGCATCAACATCTGCCACCAAAAACATTGGCTCTTTGCCAGCATCTATGTCTATTCTAGCCGATCTATAAATTCCATAAGCATGAAGAAGATGTTCTGAAATAGTTCGTATAGTTAATATCCACTGTTGATTTTTTATATATGTTTTTTCATCGTCGTTTAGCTCACTAACAACCCATTCAGTGTCTTCCCATAAGCATCTATGCGTTTTATTATTAAATGATGGTTTGTTTGGAGCAGCTACATATCCTGCATCGGCTATTTCTTCGGCTGTAAATGATGCAACATCAGTTCTAGTAAAACCATTGCTAAGAACAATTTTGTCAGGCAACGTATCTGGCGTATTAAGATTACAAGAATACAAGGTCATTTACGTTACTCCAATAAAAAAATAGTCAGTATCTCGGTAGGCATAGGTTGGGGTCATTGCTGCCGCAAAACATAACCTTATAACTTCCCCTTGTGAAAAGGTGTGTTTAGGACTTCTAAACACAACACTTGCATAGTCAGAACTTGCAGGAGCATTACCATTAGAATAAACGGCAATGGAACTTTCCATGTAATAATGCCCAACTGTTGAACTTGCCGCCACTTGAGGTTCAGCTTTATTTGGAAAAATAACGGCTGGATTTAATGGCCTTACATAAGGAGCTTGGTTCCATGTAGCAGGGTCAATTCCTCCAGCCATTCCTGTTGCAAGTGAAGGTGTGCCAAAATTATTAAAACCTGTTACATTCCATCTGCCGTTCACAAAATTTGGGGTCGAGGGCAGGGTAAAATTATTCATTGAGGTATAAGGTAAATTTGCCACTGTAGACAATGAATTAGAAGCTAATAACTCTGTGGATGTATTAGATGCTTGAAATGCATATTCTGAAGTTTCAAAATAACCATCTGAGGTTGAGCTATATGTTAGTGGATCTGTTCCTGATATAACCCAACGTCTATTTGCATGAGTTGAAGAAATTGGCATTGCTTTTATAACTGGGTTGGCTTGTGTCAAATCTAATATTTGCAAACCTCCTATGGCAAGGTCTTGCCCATAAGTGCCAGGACTAAATTTAGCAGCTATGTAAATTCTTTTTGTTTGCCCATCTAAAGCAGGGCCAACGTAAAAATCTCGCACATTAAAAGGTTCTGTACTATCAGGGGCATTGTACGCTCCAGATCCATCAATTTGAGTTTGCTGAATGTTTAAACCGACAAAAGAAGGACTTCCTGTTACTTCTGTCATTTCTGTAGAAAGAGCATTCCCAGTATCAGAGTTTCCACTGTGCACCATGACTGCAACGCTTGACCCCAACAGTGTGGGCGGCGTTTTATTTTCTGGATATATTTTTACAACAAATCCTTCATGCAATTCGCCTGGATTGGTTGATGAAGCAAATTGCGGGAATGTGTCTTTGCTTATATTAAAATCTAAACGTTCTTTGTTTCTCCAATTAGAGGGTAAAGGTGCATTATTATCATGATCTGGGTTTCCTGAGTAAGCACCAGTATCATCTATTGTAAAATGGCCACTAGCAGGAAAAACGTCTTGGCCTGGGGTGAGATATGGCGCAACATTGCCAGAATATTGCGTTGCAGTGGGATATGCGAACGCACCAACATTGTATGGAGTTGTTGCAAAACCAGATACACTAGTTGTTACTGGCTCTATTTCGAAATAATATCGACCACCAGCGTTTTGTGTTGTTGTCGAAACATCAAACCCAATTATACCAGCTTCTAGCACAACATTATCATACACACTTGATACAGTGCCAGAGTAATTGGAAGTTAGTCCGCCAAGAAAAGAAGTATAAAGCCCTGTTTGAATTTCATTTGAACTAAAGCGGTTATATGGGCTGGGACTATTTCCAGTTCGCAAAGTGAGAGTAAAACTAGGTGCTGTTGAGTTTGTATCTAATATTTGCATCTGAATGGGTGGCATGGCCGCAAGGCCACCAACAACTGGGTCTTTGTAAACATTAATAGCAACTGAAAATGTTTCCGTACCTTCTAAAGTTGCATCTGTATTTATATTAAAGCCATCAAAATCAAACGAAGTCTTTTCAACTACGCCAGGAAAAACTTGTGCCTCATTAGAGACAACACCATTTTCTTTATCATAGGGCATATTTGGAAATTCAACATCATCAGCGCTTGCCGTATTGAAAGTAACTGAGCTAACTTGCAGTTTCACTTTACCGCTAAATCCTGCGCTTGCATTTTCTCCTATATTAATAATGTTTAATCGAAAATCAGTATATTTTTCATCTAATTGATTTTCGATTAATGCTTGTTGAGAAGAGGAAATAACACCATCTTTATCAAAATATTGAATAACAACAGTTGGCAATAATACTTTTAATTGAAAACTCGCCATTATTGGGCCAGTTGTGCTACCTGACCTAATCCGTAAATTAAATGTTTCTCCGGTTGTAAACCAATGTATAAATCTAGTTCTGAATGTAGCCGTTCCCGCACCAGTTGCATGATCTATAGTTATTGAACCTGTTTGATCTTGAAACATATAATCATAAGTAGAACTATCAATTGTCCAATAACGTGTTGTTGTCCCACTTGTTAAAATACTGTCTTCTCTGAGGTGAATAACATATTCCTCATTTTGCATAAATGGTATTGTGCCATCAGAATTTAAATTATGTGATGATGACAATGGGTTAGTTGATTGTTTTAATTCAAAACCACTTATTCCAAAAGAAACAGGATATGTATTGTCTAAACGCCATTGATGCTGTTCTTCGATTTCAACTACGCCGTTTATAGTTCCAACATTGTCTGTTGGTTCTTGATTATAACCTTTATATCCAAAATTTCTGTACATTAATTGTTACTCACAAATCCAAGACTACTTGCTTCATCTGTTAGTGTTGAGGGGAAAACCCTACCTGTTCCCCATATAATTCTCACAGCACCATTTCCGCCATTACCAACTGGACCGGTCCCCAAATTTACATTACCTGGCCCACTGCCGCCGCCGCCATATAAGCCAGGATTATTGTTTGGGGAATTATTCACTGCATTAGAACCATTTTTTACTGATACGTTATATGTGCCTAAAGCAGTTGGGACTGCTTTATTTGCAGGATTTGGAGTTGGATTACTTGCGTGTCTACCACCAGATCCGGACTCACCTGGAGTTGAGGCGGTTACCCCTAAACCGTAAACACCAACACCACCGCCTGGTCCACCATTCATACCAGCTGATGAAGAAGTCCAACCAATATACCCATGCATCCCTCCGCCACCGAAAGGCGCAGGAGGCACAGATTGTAATTGTAAACCAGCGCCACTTGTTCCAGGAACAAATGTTATACCGCCACCATCGCCAGAGTATCCACCGGCACCGCTGCCACAGCCTTGCTCTCCACTTGCATAGGCATTGGTTGGATTATTTAGTGCTTCTGGTATATTGGCGTAGCCACCGCGCCCACCGCCATCACCAACTGGAGCAGCCGCTTGCACTTGAGCGCCATTTCCTCCCCAAGAGGCAGTTAGCCAATATCCACCTTCACCGCCACCCGCAGCACAAGTACTAGTATTGTTAAACCAACTTTGTTCGCCATTATCAGCAATAGTACTTGGAAAAAAACTATCACTAAAACCAGCGCCGCCAGCGCCAACTTTTAAATCATAACCTTGACCTGGCACAACTGGAAAATTGTTTTTATACGCTAAAGTTCCGCCACCACCACCATTACAGAAAAAATTTAAGAAAAAACCTTGTTGATAACCGCCACCGCCGCCGCCCACGCAAACAACGCTAACACTCAGAACCCCTGCCGGAGCAACCCAAGTGTAATTGCCTGGAATGTAATATAAATGCTCACCTGATGGCGCTGCGGGTTCGCTATGAAGTTCTGTGGTAACAAGACCAAATCTACCAGCATTCTTTTCTAAGTTTTCATTAGAACCTTTTAAACTGCCAAATTTAGTTACATTAGAGGGCATTTTTTACCTATGAAATTTCTTCGTAAGCAACAACTATATCAATATCACTGTTTGCAGATGCGACAGCTCTTATACTGTCGTTTTCTTCAAGATATATACCAGTGTCCCTAGATAAAACTACAAGAGTTGCATCTTTTGGGACCACCACAGTTTTTACTAAAAAATATTCGTTTGCTTGATTTTTAAATACAGAAACAGACGCATCAGCATCACTAGCACCGTCAATATTAGCGCAAACTATACTATTTATTTTGAATATCTTATTGCTACCACTGGCGTTTGTAACAACGTTAGCTGCCGATGTTGTAAGCGTCTGCCCATGCGTTTTTCCATTGATAGTGCTTATATTTACTATGTTAGGGTTTGCCATTCTGTATCCTATCCAAAACCAAAAATGAGTGAGTAAGCCAAAGTTTTACCAGGTGAAACAATATCACTTTTGGTGAAAGTAATGAAAACCACCGCGCTACCGCTTAAATTTAATAAAGAGCCTGTCGAGCTTTCAATTAGTGAACGGGTTAATGTCAACCCGCTGTGTGTGTAGACACCTTGTGATACCTCGAAAGCATGGCCATCTTCTATGACAAATTTTACAATGTCGCCATCAATTATGCCACCAGCACTAAACGTTTGAAAACCGTTTTCTGCCGCCCCTAAAGTGACATCACCTGTCCCTTGAGTGCTTGTCGCAACTTTAATTCTATTACCAACGGCTGGCATTTGTTAATCCTTATGCTGGGTCTGGAATGCCAACCGAAAGCGCTTGAAGGCTGAATGTGTTTCCGGTTGCTACACTTTGTGCGGCTGTCAATGCGCCCGTTGCTAGTAATCGTGAATTTACAGTATCCACTATTGCATACGTTGTGGCAGAGCCGGTGCCGGTGACACTTGCACCAGAAATGGCAGAAAGAGTGACTGAACGTCCTCCGCCTGTCCGATCCGCTGGAGATGAAATGGTTATGCCTGACGCGCTACCAAGAGTATATGTATTTGTGGCCTCAGTAAATGTTGTGGCTTCTGCGGATGTAATATGAACGGCATTTGCTTCGCTCGAAAGCGTCGAAAGCCCGTTGTCCAAAACTCTATCTGATATACTTGCCATTTTAGTAACTCCTTATGTGCATGCGACGACCGGAGCCGCCATTTTTGGCTAGTTCATTTTCTTGGTTTACGCTTTCTACAGACGATGAGTAGTAAGCTCCCCAAACTTGGATATTTTCGTTTTCCATTAAATATGGAGCTGAATGCAAAAGCGTTCCGTAAAGGTATACGTCTGGGTAGTTCGAGAGCACCCAATTTGTAGGATTGCTGTCATTTAAAGCGTCGAGTGTGCCATAGTATAAAATCTCTAAATCAAAAGCGCCGGCTGGAGTAGGGAACGCCTCAATAGCTCCATCAATTAATGCGTAAAACGATGGCTCTCCGGTGGTGTTCGAGGCGTCTGCTCTAAGCTTTGAAATTTCATTAGTACCAGCAAGTTCTAAAACTTTCGTGGCTGCCGTGTTTAAATGCAACCTTATAGGCGCAATAAAATCTACTGGCAGCGCGGTAAATTGTGTATCCAGGTTGGCAGTAGATCTTTTTTCCATTCGCCAATGCCGTAAATCTCTATTCATTTTGGCTTCGGCTAAACGAATGAATGACGGGATTGCCGCCGTTAAATCATCTCGGTTAAGAAAATTTGCGACTTCCGCTTGAAGCTCTGTGTAATTAGATAACGTCATTGCATCTTGCCCTCACGCCTAAAGTATTGCTCCAGCTCTTTGAATACCGGCCTGGTTGCCTGGTTATTAATATTGTCTAAAATTGGTATGCTGTTAGCGGATGATACATCAGGATAAGTGTCAGCTTTATATTCCAAATTGCTTAAAATTTGTTGTTCTGGCAAAAAATCAGCGCTATCAGGCGGAAAATCAAATCTCCCAGTAAAACTTTCTCCATCATCTAATCGTGTTTGAACCGTTCTAGCCTCAACCTCACCAGCTTCTCGCAAATACGCTTCGTATGCGTCTAAGTCGTTTAATTCTCTCGCTCTTTTTTCAAGATCTCTATATTCAAAAGCGTCAGATCTGTATTTATCAGCCTTCTTATCATGCCTATTAATTGCGTTTTTTATATCTTTAGGATTAGGAAAATTTCTTTTCATTTGGTCATAAAGAACTTTGTCATTAAAAGGCATTTCTTCAAGATTGGCATCTCTTATGTAACCGGCGGCGGAAGCAATCCAATTGTCACGATCTGGACCAGGCTTTTTAGGCATCACTCCTGATCTGTTTCTTATTTCGTCGCTGTATTTATACCAATCACCTAATCTATGAATATCCGCTGGCTTTGCTCTTCCGTCAAAAGCCTTTTTAATAATATGATCTAACTTATTGACATAATCAGCTTTGTATAATGGCTTCAATAAATCATATTGATGGTCAAAACTTTCACTAGCGTACTTGCCCTTTTGAGCTTTTGTAGTTGAGAATAAATTAGTTATAAATTTGTTTTTTTGATCTATTGAATAATCATAAGCAGGATTAGATCCACCGCTGAACCCTTCTTTATCCTGCACTGCATGCTGCACTTCATGCATTAACACCGATCGCATTTTTGAAGGGTCATCAATAGCTAAAGTAATAGTCTTTGAAGAAGGAGAAAAACTACCCCTACCTTCCATATCTAATTTATTTTTAAATTTAATAGGTGTCTTTTTTAGATTAGGATACAAAGCATATAAATCTGGGTGATCTAAATATTCTCCTAATTTTAATTCTGTGCCGGCTGGCACTGCATCCATCACTTTAGACTTTCTATCGTCAATCTCAAATCTAAGCTGACCATCTGCTCCCTTAAAAACGCCGGTTTGATTAAAAACTTCCCTATTATTTTTTCCTTGGGCAAACAAATCCTCCGCTTCATTAATTTTTCTAAATCGGTCTGTGTCGTGCAAAGTCCCCCTTTTCCCAGCAAATATTCTTGCAGTCGTAGGATCATAATTAAAAAGATTTTTTCCAGCTAAAAGGCCAGATGCACCCATTGCCAAACCAGCGCTCTCCATTCCAGCGGTTGCCATTTCATCAGATGGCATTGTGCCGCGTAAAGCTATTCCAGGAT